CTTCGTAGGGCGGAAATTCTTGGTTTAAAAATTAAAGAAATTGTTAAAACTTTAAATCCCGAATCTTCCATTCGTCAAAAAGAGGGTATGTTGAAATTGGCGAACGAAATGGAACCCTACACACAAACAATGATGTGGGGGTATAATATTGTTGATATTGCACATGCCGTTCGTAGAGCTCAAGCCATTAACTCTGACATTAAGAGTTGGGGTTTGAAGTATATTACTCAATTTATTGGGGCGGAAAAAGAAAACCGAGTATATGTTCAGGGTGATAAGATTGGTAATACCTATTTTGAAAATAAACAATATTATTTTAACCCTGAGTCAGGTGGATATCGTGAGGTTGGTTCAAAAGGGACTGAAAACCTTATGGAAAGATTTCCTGGTAAGTTTGAATTAGTTGATGGAAAATATATTATTCAACGATACTTGGATGATGACTTGTATGAAACTATGGTTGTTGACGATGAGTTCAATCAGGCTAACTTCTTATTGGCTAAATTGGTACCAACAACATATGAACGACTTTCTACTATGGGTACTGCTACCCTTTGGAAAATGATTATGAGTTCGTGGTCTTATAAACACAATTTAGCAATTCCAATGAAGGGGGATAAGAGACCGTTTACAGGTGGATTGTCTCGTTTGTTACAAGTTGGTTACTCAACGGATGTATTGAAACTTGACTACTCTTCACTTTATCCTTCCATTCAGTTGGTTCACGATGTGTTCCCCAAGTGTGATGTAACAGGTGCGATGAAAAGTATGTTGAAGTATTTCCGTGATACTCGTATTAAGTATAAAAAGTTGGCGGAAAAATATTCTAAAACGGACCCTAAACTTTCATCACAATACGGACGTAAACAATTACCGATTAAAATCTTTATTAACGCATTTTTCGGTTCTCTTTCGGCACCACAAGTATTCCCCTGGGGTGATATGGACATGGGGGAACAAATTACCTGTACAGGAAGACAATACCTTCGTCAGATGATTATGTGGTTTATGAAACGAGGATATCAACCATTGGTTATGGATACGGACGGTGTTAACTTTGCGGTTCCTGAAGACCGATACACCTACAAATATGTGGGTAAGGGGAATAATGGATTGGTTACCGAAGGTCATGAATACGTTGGTACTGAAGCGGATGTTGCAGAATATAATGATTTGTTTATGAGAGGTGAAATGGGTTTGGATACTGACGGTCAATGGCCGGCAACTATTAATGTTGCTCGTAAAAACTACGCTCTTCTCACAGATAAGGGTAAAGTTAAGCTGACAGGAAATACTATTAAATCCAAAAAATTACAAACCTATGTTGCCGAGTTTTTGGATGCGGGGTTAAGACTTCTTTTGGATGGTAAAGGTTCTGAATTTTTGGAGTCTTATTATCAATATGTTGATGATTTGTTTAATTTAAAAATCCCAATTTCTAAAATTGCAAATAAGGCTCGTGTAAAACAAAGTGTTGATGACTATAAAAAACATATAACAAAAAGAACAAAGTCTGGTTCTTTAATGTCTCGACAAGCACACATGGAATTAGTTGTTAAAGAGAATATACCTGTAGGTTTGGGAGATACAATTTATTACATTAATAATGGTACACGAAAATCACACGGAGATGTTCAAAAAAAGGGTGATGAGGTTATTTTGAATTGTTATTTGGTTAATGAAAAAGAAATATCTGAAAACCCCGATATGTTAGGTGAATACAATGTTCCTCGTTATATTTCGGCATTTAACAAAAGAATTGAACCTCTGTTGGTTGTGTTCTCACCTGAAATACGTGATGAAATATTGATTGAGGACCCAGCTAACAGACCATTTTTTACTAAATCTCAAACACAATTAGTTAGAGGATACCCTCGAAGAGATGGTGACCAAGATACTTTAGATGAAGTATTAACATTATCGGATTCAGAAATAGCTTATTGGAGACATGTTGGAATAAATCCGTTTTATATGTATTTGGACGGTACGTTAGATATGGTTGAGGTTGATTACGTTAAAAAGAATCAAATTATTATGGAAGATTTATCTTATCAACCCAAAACTGTTATACCAAAAGACGAATTGTATGATATGGATGAAGAAGGTAATTATGTATATTCTATGGATTATTAAGAATTTTTTAATCCATCTGAAGATAAAATATACCATACTCCGCCAATATTTTTTAATTCAACGGATGCAAACTTATTTAACTCTAATTCATCATATTCTGAGTCAAACTTTTGTGGTGATTTAATTATTAAATTAGTTAAAGATTTAATGGTTATGTGTTTTGTTAGATTGTGATTTAATGTAACACTCACATAATCATTTTCTTTTTGACCCGCATATTCTCTAACAATTAAAACTTTTTCTTCTTTTGTTATATAGTTTTGTAAAGTTATAACGGCACTATCTGAAGTTTTAAATATTGACATAATTAAATTACATAAAATTGTCTTGGGAATGCTCGGTATTGAAGAGACTTATTTAATTGTTCTGCAACATTTGCTTCTCTTTCCATCATTTTTTCAGGGCGAAGTCTCTCTAATCTGGCTGTTAATTCTTCCATTAATTTAGATTTTTCATCTTTTGATTCTGTTAACAATGAATCATATTCTAATGTTACCTCAGAATCTGGTGTTTTTAAATTACCACTAAATTTACCTCTTACTCTACCTAAAGTTTCCTTTACGTATGCTGTAAACCATCTACGAACCCATGTTTGTGCTGGTGAATTTAATTCGTCCCATCTCATTTCATCAATAGGAATATCTGAAGGTAATTTTACAATATCAGGGTTTGCTGCTAAACACGCATCCCTATCTTCTGTGTCGTAATACCAATACCAACACCTATATTCATTGAATTGAATATTACCAAAATCAAATTTTCCGCCAGGTACGTTCATTAAATGTAATGCCTTTTTACCATCCGGAAGTGCGGTTATTCTGTATGTTAATTCACCCGATATAATTCTTCTTTTAATATTAATATCCTGCATTCTAAGAAGAATATCAAAGGCTGGTGTTATAAAGTAGTTACCTTGAGTTCCCATTTGTGAGAATCCTGCAGCTCCTCCTAATCCAATACCACCAAACCCACCAAATCCACCCATGAATGGGTCAAAAAATGCTGCGTCTAACTCTGCCCTTGAGAACCATAAAAGTTCATTTATCTCACGACCAGCAGGAATTTCATAAATTTGTTGTCCTGGTACTAAATCAACATAATCTTTCTTAAGAACCCAATCACCACCCGCTTGTAAACCAACAATTTTAGAATATGCGTAGGTATATTGAGTTTCCCAATCTAAAGAACGAGTTGTAAAAGCTCTTGTTAAAGATTGTTCATCTAAGTTTAAACCATATAGTGAAGTCCATTGATTTTCAATCAACCAATCATTTACATATTGGGCGTAGTCTTGAATTGACATTTCCAATAGTGAGTCCATCATTTCGTCTTCAATCTCTACACTTCTTATTGGTGCACCCAATAAGTGTTTAATTCTTGTGTAAAGTTTACTTCTTTGTGGTTCAGTTATGATTGTAGTATTTGCCATGAACTTTTATTTTATAAATATCAATTAAATGGTAATTCTTTAATTAATTCTATCATCAGAATTAAACACATATCTACCATCAACAATTTCTGCGTTATTTTTGAATACAATAGTTCCGTCTTTATCGTTATGGAAAACTAAATAATCGGTTTTGTATGGTTTAACATTACCACTACCATATACAGTTAATTTACCATCAGTTTCTTTTATATCATTAAATGGTTTTATTTGCATGGTTTTTTTACCTTCAGGTGTTACAACGTAAGCATCCACACCACCTAACATATCATCTACACCACCTAACTCACCAACTTTATATACTTCTTTTGTCCCAAAAATATCCTTAAGATTAATAACGGCATTAATTTCTCTTTTGTCACCAAATTTATTTGACCTATCTAATCCTGACATTATAGTTTGAAAAGTACTGGATTCAGGATTAAAAATTCGATATCTTAATTCTGTCATGTATCTTATTAATCTGTCAGTCTCAGATAATTGTTGATTTTCATCTAAACCAATAAAATTAATTGGGTTTATTCCGACTTTTTTAAGATATAAGTTTATATCATTCACTAGCGTACAAAAAGCAGTGTAGTTAGTATTCAATTTATTTATAACTGAGCGACCTGGTTGTTCATAATCGTAAACACCCGACATTTGTCCTTGAGCATATTCGTTTTTTTCAAACCAATAATCAGAAAACACTTCTTTTAAGATATCCATAATTGCAAACATGAATTTCTTTTTTACTTGTGGATTACGGTTGAATACCATTCTGTAAGTGTTAACTTGTTTTGAGTTACATCCTGCGGACACTCCTTCATTTATTACCTGTTGAATGAATTTTCCTTCTTTTATTTTGTCTTTTGTTCTACCTAAGTATAGTTTATTAACAAACGGCCAATTGACAACTTTCCAAAAATTTGCAATATATTCATCTCTTCTGTTTCTATATTTTAGGTAATATGCGTGTTCCCATAAATCTAACCCTAATATTGGATATCCACCATATTTTATTGTATTCATTAAAGGGTTATCCTGATTAGATGTGGTCATTATTTTTAACTTATCGTTATTAGTTACAACTAACCATACCCAACCTGAACCAAATTTAGATTTAGCTTTCTTTTCAAATTGTTGTTTAAACTCATCATAAGAACCAAAATCTTCTTTAATTTTTCTAAGTATTGGTCCATAAACCCGAGTATTTTTTGGTGTTAACATTTTCCAAAATAAAGCATGATTAAATGCTCCACCCGCATTATCTTTTATACTGTTATTAAATCTATTAATTCCTTTTACAATTTGTTCTAAATCTAAGTCAGTTCCTTTTTTCTTTTCGATAGCTTTGTTTAGCTTATCTACATACCCCTTGTAATGTTTATTGTAGTGTACATACATTGTCTCTTTATCGATAAATGTATCTAAGGCAGAATAGGAGTAGGGTAATTTTTCAATACCAATTTTCTTCATTTCTAATAAAATTTGTTTGCGTGTTGATTCTGTTGTAGATTCCTCAACTGTTACTTTTTCTACAACATCTTTGTTGATTTCTTCTTCGAGTTGTTTAACTCTTTCTTGTAATTTCCTAAAACTCATCTAAAGCTTTTACATATAAATAACTCTTAGATGGAAAAAAATTAAACTCTTCTTTGCGAAATTTCATTTAATATTTCTTCTAAGGTGTCACCCTTCCCTTCATTATCACCCATAACAGTTTCGAATATGTTTTTCTTTTTTGATAATATATCATAGATAACACCTTCAATTGAATTTTCAAATATTGGGTAAAAAACAGATACGTTTGATTTTTGTCCGTATCTATAGGCTCGGTCTTCTGCTTGTGCGTGGTCAGAAGGTACAAAGGATAGGTCGTTCATGATTACAGCTTCTGCGGCGGTTAGTGTTATACCTACGCCAGCGGCTTTTAGGTTACCCACAAAAACTTTTATCTTTTCGTTTTCTTGGAATTGGTCCACAGAATATTGACGTGCGGGTTTAGACATACTACCGTCAAGTGTCACCGCAGATTTACCAAAATGTTCTTTAATCATATTCAATGTGTTGGTAAAGTTTGTGAATATGATAACTTTTTTTCCTTGTTCAATAATGTTTTCGGCGATTTCACAAGTTTCTTTTACTTTGTTTTCGGCAATAACTTGTCTTACCTTCATTAGTTTTGAGAATTGAACAGTTAAGGATGAAGATTCATCAGATTGTTCATACCAATCATAATATTCACCCATAAGTTGTTCGTAGTCTTTAGACTTAAGTCTTAGGTAAACGGGTGTTATAATCTTATCTGGTAAATCTAAAATGTCTTCTTTTAGTCTTCTAAGTACGTGGGTTTTAGTTCTGTCCCTTAATTCTTCAAGGTTATCTGCCCCTTGAACATTCCATACTTTTCGTTTACCAACGGTGAACTGATAACCATTACAATATCTTTTAACATATGCCATCCAATTATAAGCAACAGGACTATCTACTAAGTTTAAAAGGTTGTAATAGTTCATTGGTCGAGAGGTCATTGGTGTTCCTGTTAATAACCATACTCTACCTACTTTTCTACAAATGTCGTTTACTATTTTTGTTCTTTGTGCTTGTGAGTTTTGAATGTAGTGCGCCTCATCAACTACAACTAAATCAAAACCTTCATTTAATATCGTTGATTCTTCAGGTACTTTCGGGTCATAAAAGTTTTTTAGAATATCATAATTGATAATCATATAATCCGCACTTTCCCAATTCTTACCCTCTATTATTGAAATGGACTTATCAGTATAGTTTTGTATCTCCCTCATCCAGTTAATCTTTAAAGATGCTGGACATATTATTAAAACCTTTTCAGACCCTGATTCAAGAGATGCTATAACGGTTGAAGTAGTTTTTCCCAAACCCATATCATCTGCCAAAATATATTTTTCATTTGCTACTAATTTTTCTATTGCTTCTTTTTGATGTGATAGTGGTGGTCTGTGTGTGTACCTTTCATAGTCAATATCAACCTTATGTTCTTTTTTTCCTATGATGGCGGCTTTAGGTAACCAAAAATCATGTAACTCTTCAGACTCAAATAATTTACCCCATATATGAAACGCTTTGTCTTTTTCTACTAAAAGTTTTTCTATATAAATTTTTTCAGGTTCTTTTGTTAGAAGTTTATCTTCCATCATTCTTTTTGCAAAATAAGAATCTAATGGAACCCACTTTCTTGCTATTTTTGGGACAACATCTTTATATGTGTTTATGTAGTCGGCTTGTGCTCGAGTAATCTTAAAATTTTTAGAATTTTCTTTTTTCTTTTTTATATCAAGAATATAGTTATTAAAACCTTCGTATTCTTCAAGTACACGAATGGCTTTAACTTCAGGTATTTTTGAAAATGTTTCAGAGTTTTCTTGCATGATACAAATAAATTTAAATATAATCAAAAACTAAATATTTATCAATATATGACACAGAGAAGAGTACCAATAACGCGTTTGAACAAGTTTTTTGGCTCCGAAGACTTTAATCTCGAAATTGATATGGGTCGAGAATGGTTGAATGGAGACATGAACTTCACTCTTGTATTGTACAGTGTCGATACTCAAAGAACCGTTAAAGATGATGTTTACGGTGAGGTAAGTTCTGACGGTGTTCAATTTAAGTCTCCCGTTGAATTTAATGCATTAGTACGAATTGAAGCTCCAACAAATGATTTTATTAATGGGAGTAGAATATTACAAAATGAACCAGGTAATTTAGTGTTTTCAGTTTATACTAAAGAATTAGATGAAAAAGACATTGATATTAAGTTAGGTGACTATATTGGGTATTGGATTCGTGAAAACGAAATTAAATATTATTCTGTTGTTGATGCGGCAACACCTGACTATGATAATAAACACACTTATGGTGGATATAGAAGTTTTTATTATACTTACACTGCAACACCTGTGTCTGAAAATGAATTTAGAGGATTATAATGGCATTACCAAAACAAGTTAAAAAGTATCTACCCCTTACACCTGAAAAACAGTTGTTAGAGAGAAGGGAACAACTTTTGGAATATATTCAAAAGGACGGAACTTATTTGCCGAAAGGAATTTTACATGCCGATTTAGATAGGGGTATGTTGGATTTTGTTCGTGATGAATTAGAGTGTGTTGTGGACGGAAAGAAAGTTCACAATATTGATTTAATTATAACTTTACAGAATTGGGCTCAGTTTTCTCAAACTTGGAACACAGAAGATTTGAATGGTAATGTTCAATTACCGTTTATTACGACTGTTCGTCAACCTGAAGTTCCATATGGAAGTAATCCTTCATTACAATACACCATACCAAACAGAAAAGAGTTTTTATATGCTCAAGTTCCAACTTGGGATGGTACACGAAAGGGTATGGATATTTACAAAATACCTCAGCCGGTTCCTGTTGATATTACATATGATGTTAAAATTGTTTGTAATAGAATGAGAGAGTTGAACCAATTTAACAAAATTATACTACAAAAGTTTAGTTCTCGCCAAGCATATACCTTTATTAAAGGACATTACATTCCAATTATATTGAATAGTGTTTCAGATAATTCTGTTACCGAAGTTAACAAAAGAAAGTTTTACGTTCAAAATTATAACTTTACTATGTTAGGATTTTTAATGGACGAGGAAGAGTTCCAAATCTCACCAGCAATTACAAGAGCATTGACAATGTTCGAGGTTGAAACTAAAAAAGGTTCAAGAAAGGCATCACAATATCCGTCAAGACCCGACAATTTTGATTTAGATATATTATTTAGTGAATCACAAACCGAAAAAAGTGAAATTTTTAGATATACTGTAGACTTATTAGTAAACACAACAGATAACGTATCATCGTATGATGTTTACATTAACGGTGATTATGTTGGTGAGGATATATCTACAATACAAATAACAGATGGAGATTTAATTAGAATTGTAATTACTAAATCTGATGGTAGTAAAAGTGCGTCTATTAATACTACGGCATATATTAAATAATTATTCTCCGTATATATCCTTCTTTTTCTTACATTTTTCCAAAATTAGTTTTTCCAAAAACTTATACATTTTCAATCCATTATCATCACAATATGTTTTGAGTACTTGGTGAACCTCTTTTGATATTTTTAAGTTTTTAATTTCAGACATAATTAGATAGGTAGAAAAAAGGCAGAATAAATTCTCCCTAATAATAAATATTCCCTTTAAGTAAATGTATTTTGTAGTTTTTGTAAATATTTATCTATAAAAATAAATCAAAAAGAAATAAAAATTAAATGGCAACATCAAACAAAGTATTCGTTTCTCCTGGTGTTTACACTTCTGAAAGAGATTTAAGTTTCGTGGCTCAGAGTGTGGGTGTAACTACATTAGGAATTGTTGGTGAGACCCTACAGGGACCAGCATTCGAACCAATTTTCATCACAAATTTTGATGAATTTCAAACGTATTTCGGTGGTACAACACCGCAAAAATTCGTAAACACACAAATACCTAAATATGAGGCTGCGTATATTGCTAAGGCATATCTACAACAGTCTAATCAACTTTTTGTTACAAGAGTATTGGGTTTAAATGGTTACGACGCAGGTCCATCTTGGTCTATAACTACTGTTGCAAACGTAGATTCTTCTACAGTTTCAGCAACGGGTGCTACAGGTCCTGAGACTTTAACATTCTCAGGTAATACCGGTGGTACTATAAACTTTACTTCAGTTCCTGCAACATTAACTAATAAATTCTATCAAACATATACAACATTTGATGGTGGTACATCTACAATCTCTGACGATTTCAAAGGATATATCTTACCAGTATTATTAGATACTAACTCTTCAGGTGGAACTGCATATTTTTGGGGTACTGTAAGTGGTGGTACATATGATAATGTGGTTGCTGTTAATAGTAACTTTAGTGCTGCTACTGAAACTTACGGTGTTTCAGGTTTAACCGCAGACACTGCTACATTTACAAGTCCAAGTGACGACCCCTGGTATTATTCATTATTTGATAATCAAGGTGACCAAACTTATTATGGTTTTGGTTTTGGTGCGGCTTTCCGTCCAGCAGGTACAGGATTAGTTAACAACGGTTCTGGAGATTTTACAGGTAGTATTTATATCTATTATACAAAGTATAGTGGTGATTCTTATACTGATTATGATGATGTTGTAATAGCAACTTTACGTTCTCGTGGTGTTACTACTGATTCATCAGGAGGTCCTGTTTATACTGTTACAGGTACAAGTGATGTTCGGTTAGTTACTACAGGTGCATATTCAGGTGTTTCTAAAAACCCTAAATTAACATTCCAAGTTTCAGGTATTACTAGTGGTAGTGAAACATTTACGTTTAATACTTCATTTGATTCTTCAGATACAAACTACATTAGTAAAGTATTTGGTAAGGGTAACTTCTCAAAACCAAGAACTGAGGTTCCTTTATTCTTAGAAGAAGTATTCCAAACAACATTAAATGATTCATATAACAATGGTTATATTAGAGGTATTAATGCTGATTTAATTGCGTTACCTGAATCAAGAGGGTTGGATACTACATCAATTGCGTGGTATTTGAACAATTACCAAACACCATCAACACCATACATCGTTTCTGAACTTCGTGGTAATACAGTTTATAGGTTATTTAGATTTACATTAATCTCTGATGGTAGTGCGGCTAATAGACAAGTTAAAGTTTCTATTGCTAACATGCAATTCAGTAATGGTACATTTGATATCATTGTTAGAGATTTCTTTGACACGGATTCTAATCCTGTAGTTTTAGAGAAATTCACTAACTGTACTATGAACCCAACACAAA